GCGATCGACCCCAGGATTGCAGTGGCCGAGAATGCAGTGAAGGACCAGCTGGTTGATCCCGACAGCGCCAGATTCGAGAAGATCTACACGGGGCGCCCCGGCGAGAACTTCGTTTGTGGTTGGGTGAACGCTCGCAACCGGATGGGCGGCTACAATGGTTTTGCAGGCTTCTACGTCACCTTCAAGAATGGAGACGTCGACGATGTGAACGTCGACCGGACATCCGACGGCCCGGCAGGTTACTTCTGCTCAGTTCTCAACGGCGACGTTTACCGCGCCACCCAAAAGCGGCACTCGAAATCCGCCAACCTACCCCCGGCCTAGCGGTCACAGCTCACCCAGGGTCGGCAACGACACTTCTTCAGCGCCCGGCTCGTCCGAGGTAACCGGCGGTTCGTAGTTGAAATAGCTCGCCAGGAACGCCTCGGCCGGGGGCGCCTCCAGCAACTCGCGGGCGTAGATGTCGGTCCAGTCCTGCAGCGTCGCGTTGGCGAGCCAGTACTCCTTGGTCTGGCCGAAGTAGCGGATCAGGCGGGCGAGGATGCGGTTGAAGTCGATGTCGGGGGCGGCGCTTGCGCCCCCTGCGCTTCCCCCGGCTCGTTCCCACCCTCCGAGTCGCTGCTGGCCTTGCGCCAGCCGCCGCACTGGATGCGCATGACGAAAAAGGCCGCGAACAGCTCCGGCGGCGTGATCGGCAGCGCCAGGAAGGCCTGGGTGTCGAGCTCCGGGTCGGCGGCATGCGCGGCCTGGAAGGCGAGCTCCGTCAGGTCGCCGATCTCCTCGGGGGTGAGCGCAAAGCCCTCGTCGCTCCGCAGCCGCTCCACCAGGCCGGCGTTCGTGAGCCGCTGGCAGATCGGATAGACCAGCACCGTGACCGCCAGCGGCAGCCGCGGCACGTCGAAGGAGCGGCCACCCAGCGAAAGGCTCCAGCTGTCGGCGTCACTCATGGCCCGGTCACCCTGGCCCGGACGCTCAGCGCCGCCTCGCGCACGGCGTTCTCGCTGTCGAGCAGCTCGACGCCGATCCGGGGCAGGATCAGGTCGCTCGAGAGATAGTCGTCGCTGAGCTGGCGCAGCGTCTCCAGGAGCGCCAGGCGGTTGAACCGAATCGCCTTCATGCCCTGATGGTCGATCGGCGGCATGCGGGTGCGGAACCGCGCCTCGCGGATCTTGCGGCCGACGAACTCGACCTCGCGCCAGACCTCGGCCTCGGAACGGCGAAACGCCGCCATGATCCTTTCGATGGGGACGCCGTTGGCGACGTTCTCGAAGATCAGGCGGCGTTCCTGGCCGCGCCTGAGGCGCTCATTTTCCACTGCTGTCACGGCTCAGGCCCCTACGCCGCCTGAGCGAACGCGAACGTGCCGAGCGTGTCGGTCGCGTCGGTCGAGGCCATGAAGCCGAACGTGGGCTTGGTCCAGTCGCCGAGCTTGGTGGCCAGCGCGTGGTCGGTGGCGATCGCGTTGTTGAGCGTCAGCACGTTCTGGGCCGTCCCGTAGAGGAACACCATGACCGCGGTGAAGGCGCCGGCCGGGCCCATCGCCTGGTTGGTCATGGTCACCTTCTCCGTGCCGGCGGTGTTGGCGGTGTAGAGGTAGCTGATCAGCACGACCGTGCCGTTGTCGCCGACGTTGAACGTGTAGACGCCGGCGGCGACCGAGTACTGGCCGGCGGCCGGCGCCGAGGCCACCCGGGTGAAGATCGTGCCGTCGCTGCTCTTCATCACGCCGAGGTCGGTCGTCCAGGTCGCCGAGTTGGCGACCGTGACCGAGCCGGCGGTGATGGTCCCGCTCTCCTTGTCCTGCTCGAGGATCTGGGAGCCCGTGGTGGCGCTGCCGTTGACCAGAAGGTCGTTCAGCAGACGCGGCTGCGCGGCGCCCATGGTCACCTTGCCGGTGACCGACAGCTCGCCGGCGGCGACCGCCACGGCGAACTTCTTCTCGCCGTAGAGCTCCTTGGTGGTCTGCTTGAAGTCGATCGACATGTCCTGCGGCACGTAGGCGCGCGCCGGGGTCGGGTTGGAGACGTTGTTGACGCCGAAGAAGCGGCCGGCGCTGAAGAGCTGGGTGCCGTTGACGGAGGCCATGGCGGGTTATTCCTCGACAGGGGCGGCGGCGGCCGCGGGTTCAGGGGCAGGGTCGGCGCTCGCCCTCTTCGGCGGCGCGGGGGCGGGCGCCGGCGGCGCATCGCCCGCCGCGGCCTGCAGGCGCGCGACGAGGTCGGCCTTGGCGCTGACGAGCTCGTTGAAGGCGTAGACGTTGCGGGCGATCGGTCCGGTGACGGCGATGTGCGTGCGGAACCATTCGTCGATCGCGTCCGCGCCGGCGGCGGCCGCTTTCGCCAGGTCGCCCTGGGCGTCGAGCAGCTGCTGGTAGGCCTCGGCGTCACGCGCCAGCTCGCCGTTGGAGAAGTGGTCGACCAGCCAGTGGCTGACGATGTCGGCGGGGGACATGCGGGGCTCCTTCAGGGCAGCGTGATGCGCACGGGGATGCGCGCGATGGCCTGGCCGCCCTGGTCGCCGGGCGCGTAGTCGCTGCGGCCCTCGATCCGGCACCAGAAGACGAGGCCGCCGAGCGTGAAGCGCACGTCGTCGTCGGGCGCGAAGCTCTGGCGGACGGCGGTCACCAGCTCGTTCAAGTCGGTGTCGGGCGTCGCGGCCGGGTCCTGGCCGGCCTTGCTGTAGATCCAGACCTCGCACTCGAGCGTGGTGATGGAGAGGTCGCCGCTGTACTGGTCGGTCGTGCCGACGTGGCGCAGGAAGAGCGCCGGCTGCTCGGCGACCTGGTTCCAGTGCTGGGTGCGGCGGGACGCGGTCTTGAACGGGGCGACGGCCTGCAGGGTGTCGAACAGCGCCGCCAGCACCGGCTCGTGATCGTCGTTCACCGGTTGGCCTCCGCCGCGGCCTTGGCGACGACGGCCTCGAGGCCGGCGATGATCTGCGGCTGCATCTCGTCGAGCGGGCCACGCTCGAAGGCGTAGGCCTCGATGTTCGGCGTGCGGGTGAAGGCTTCGACGATCACCGTCTCCGGCTCGGCGAAGGCCTGGCCCCAGGCGTGGTCGAGCCGCATCGGGTGCGAGCGGACCCGGGTCGGCCGGTGGGCGCCGTATTCGAGCGCGCCGGCCTTGGCGAACTCGCCGGTGACGGTGACCTGGCCCTTGATGTGCTGCGGGTCGGCGAACACCCGCGCCCGCTCCTCGCTCCGCAGGCGGCCCGTGCGCGCCGGCGTGGCGGCGACGACGAGCGCGTAGAGCTCGTCGGTCAGCGTCTCGATCTCGGCCTTGAGGTCCTGGTAGAGCGCGTCGGGGAATTCCTCGAAGCGCAGCGCGACCTGGCGGTCGCCCGTGACGACGGCGTGGACATCCATGGCCGGCTCCCCCTCGGCGGCTCAGGCGATGACCGGCATGCGGTAGTTGTCCAGGAAGCCCGCGATGTCGGGCGGGAACGGCCCCTTCTGGCCGGGCGCGCCGCCGAACCACCAGCGCTGGGTGCCGACGCCGGGCGTGTCCTGTTGGATCAGCGCGGGATCTCGATCTTTCGCCTTGAAGCGCGCCGTGATCAGGCGCAGCGCGACCTCGACCAAGTCATCCGGGATGCCGAGCGTGGCGTAGGCGAAACTCAGCGTTTGGCCGCTGTCAGCGGCATTAAAGGTGTAGACCCCGGCGGCGACGGAGTATTGGCCGTGCGACGGGCTCGCGGCGACGCGAGCTAGCGCGGTTCCATTGGCATATGCCACGGACTGATCGCACGAGAAGGACGCCGCGTCGGCGACAGTCACCTGGTAAGGCGACCCTCCGACCGTGTGGCTCTCGCTCACCGCGGCGCCATAGCCGCCACTGTAAATCACCGTCACCGAGAGCGGCTCCCAGGTCGTAACGGCCCCGGTGAACGAATTGAGCCGAAGAAGTCGGCCGGTGGCTGCATCGACGCGGAAATCGGCGCCCTCGATCAGCGCCTGGGTCGTGCCCGGCGCGGTAGTCTGGGTGACCGAGCTGACCGCGAGCACGGGCCAACGGCTCAGCTGAAGCACCGCCGCGCCACCTGGCTTTTGGTACGGGTAGGGATCCTGCTGGATGCCAAAGGCATCCTGCACCGTCTCTGGCGCGAAGACGCGGTTGGTGTCCGTCGCGATCGCCCGAGAGACCTGGGTGATCGCGCGCTTCAGCCAGACGTCATACTGGGCGTCCGTGCCGTTGATGCCAAGCTCGTTCCTGGCCGTCGTGATATCGGTCAGATCATAGGTGGCCGCCGCCGCGAGCACCGTGGTGACAAGCGAGAAGGCCACGGGCTCAATAGACGGTGCGCGTGACCAGGGTGATCGTCCGGTTGGCCGTCTGGTTGACCGGCGCGCCGGACGTGCCGCTCCGCACCTTCACTCCCGTTATTCCGCGCCACTTCGCCGGGTCGACCGCCACAAAGACGCCGGCCGAGACAGTGAACGAGATGGCGCCCCCAGCGCCGTCCTGAAGCTCGGCGAAGTTCGTGTCATCCGTCGTCGCCTGAAAAGTCAGCGACGCCGCGTCCCAGGCGGCCGGCATGAGAATGCCGACCAGCGTTTTCTCGCCGAGTGGGACCTCGGCCGAGAGCGCGGTCCCGGTGCCGATCGTCGCGGTCTGCAGATCGATGTAGGCCACGCGCGGACCTCCCGGCTCGAAGGCTTCAGATCAGGGTGCGATCAGGTCCGCGGCGCCCACAGATCGATGCAGTCGATCAGCATGGTGGCGACGCCGGTCCCGCTCGGCTTGTAGACCGAGTGATAGGGCTGCAGCAGCGCGTTGGCGCCGGTCGCGCCCCACGTGAGCGGCGCCGTCGAGGTCGAGTACTCGACTCCGTCAATAAAGAAGTGGAGCACGTTCGAGGCGTCCATCTCGATGCGGTAGATATGCCAATCGGTGGCGAGCACGGTCACGCCGCTGGCGACCGAGCGTTGCGACACGCCGTCCTGCACCCGCATGTTGACCGCGCCGTTCGCCGTGCACCCGAACTCGATGTAGAACGAGGCATTGTCGGGCCCGTCGATCCAGGCCGAGGACAGACCCCACACCGCCTGCACGCCCGCTGCGCTAGGCAGCACCGAAAGCTTGATGCGCGCCTGGTAGATGACCGTCTTGGTCGTGTCCCAGGTCAGCTGATCATTCTGGGTAAGTGTTGCCTCCTCCTTTTCGGAGGTGGCCGCGAGCGCCATCGACAGCTGGCCGCCGGCGCCGTTGGCGACCACGGCCACACCCGTCGGCGTGCCCACGATCTTCTTCACCCATGGATAGCCAGCGACCGGCGAGCCCATTGCCGGCAACGTCGCGGTGTGGCCGGCGCCCTGGAAATCCTCGCTGAACTGGATCGGCGCGCCTACGTTGGTGAATTCCTGCGTGGCGTCGTCGTACCAGACGTCCAGGCCATACAGCACTTTGCCCTTGGCGGTCATGCCGGGTCTCCGAGCGTGAAAGGTGGTGAGAGCGGGAAGGCGACGCTCGGACCCGCGCGGGTCCGAGCGTCAGCCGTGTTAGGCGTAGGTCGTCGGGGCCGACGCGCCCTGCGCCGCCTGCAGCACGAAGAGTTCAGCGCGGGTCAAGTTGGCCGCGTTGGAGGCGCCAGTCTGCAGCGCGATGTGGTTGAACCCGTTGGCGACATCGAGGGCGGCCTCCGGCTCGATCTCGAACACCACGAGCTTGTCCTTCGTGGTCGCGTCCGTGGTGAAGTTGGCCGCCGCCGTCTGTGCGACGAGGGCGTCGCTCACCGAAGTGTCGTTGTTGAGCCAGATCGGCACGGCGCTGATCGCCTTGGACCCAGTGCCGGACGAATCCTTCGCCTGCAGGGGCGTGAATGCCACGGTCGCGGCATTGCCCTGGTTCACCTCGGCCACAATGTACGCCTTCATGGCGTTGCGCAGCGAGCGGTAGGAGCCGGTGCGGCCGGCGGCGTCCGTCGCGGCCGCGAGCAGCGACACGGGCGGGATCTGGTAGGGCATCGAGAACTGACGGGCCATGACGATGGTCTCCTTGGCGCGCGGTGGCGCGAAGCCGCCCCCCAAAGCGGCGAGAGGGGTAGTGCGGGCGCGGCGGGGGACCGCGCCCGGCGCAATAAGCGCGAGGAGAAGGAATTCGCCGGCGGCTTACCGCTGGGCGATGGCGACGAACGGCGACTTGGTGAGCGTGCCCTTGAAGGGGGTGAGGGCCTGGGTCCACATCGGCCGCCCGTCGACCCGATAGGTGATCCGGAACACCCACTCGTCGGTGAGGAAGGCCACGTGCATGGACGTTGCCGTGTTCACCGCGCCCTTGTCGACGATCGTGTACTGACTGAGGTCCGCCAGCAGGATGTCACCGGGCGTGCCAAGCGCCGGGTTATACTCGGTCGCGATCACCGGACGCCCGTAGAGCGTGCCATACGGCGTGGACGAGAGGCCACCTGGCGGCAGGTAGACCGGCAGGCCGCCGGTGCCGACGACCTGGCCCATCTGGTTCAGCTGCGGCTCGCAGTCCTGGTTGATGTACCAGACCGCATTCTTCCGCGAGCGCGCCCACATGCGCGCCCACATGTTGTCGACGTTCTCCTTGAGGACGGTGCCGGCCGCCTGACCAGGCTGCTTGGCCACGGAAACCAGGGCCGTGGAGTTGAGCACGCCGAGGGGCAGGCCCGCCCCCGAGCCCTCGACGATCGCGTCCTCGGTCATGAACATGATTTCTTCGGCAAAGGCCTGGGCGGCGATCGCGCCTAGCGCCTCGGCGTCCTGAACCAGCTCTTCGGTCGTGTACATCAGCGACATGAGCTTCTTCAGGTCGAACTCGATCATGCGGAACTTCGGCTTGGACGTGCCGGGGTTGACGCCTTCGCCCGCCCAATAGGACTGCACGCCGCCCCAACGGCTGCCGGTGGCGCGACTGGTTTCGTCCACACCCATGATCTTCAGGCCGTTGGACTTCGCGCTGATCGGGATCTTGTTCACCGCGCCAAGGATGTCGCCCATCTCATGGGCCAACATCCAGATGCCAGTGCCGAAGTCGAATTGCACGAGGAAGCCGCCACCGGTGGGGTCCACTTCCGAGGCGCCGGTCGGACCCGCGCGCGAGATGTCGGGGCCGACGCGCACCAAACGCGAATCGATGGTCCGATCATGCGAGGTCGCGGCCACAAACACCGCCTGCAGGAATTCGCCGAAGCTGCGGAAGTGCTTCTGCGGGTCGAGCTGGCGGACGCCGCGCTCGGCGCGCGCCGCCCGAACAATCTGGTTAAAGCGCATCGCCCGCTGCACGCTGGCGACGCCGCCGCCGTTCGGGCTGAATGACTGGCCGGTAAAGCGCGACAAGGCGTTGTCGAGCTCGTCTTCCTCGCGGGACGGGTCGGCGACGCCGTCGGCCGGCAGCAGCGAGCGGTTGCGGATGTCGACCGCGCGGGCCTCGCGCTCGAGCTGGCCGATCTCGGCTTCGATCGCGGCGATCTCACGCTCCTTCGCCTCGAAGGCCTCGGCGTCGCGGGTCAGGGTCGGCAGGAGGTCCGTGGCTTCCTTGTAGGCCTGGCGGGCTTCCTTGAGGGTGCGCGGCATAGGGTGTCTCCTTAGTGCGCTGTGGACGGCGCAGTCGCGCGCCGGGGCGCCCCGCCAGGGCCTGGTGGGGAAAGGTGGTTGGGACTCGTGAGTGGGCTCGCCGGCGGTTCAGACCGCCAACTCAAGCGCCCTGGCTTTCAGCTGGTGGGCGCGAGCGCGGCGAGCGCGGGCCGCCTCGCCCTCGCCGTCGTCGGGGCTCTCGGGGTCGGCGTCGTCAACCTCGGCGGCCTGCTTGAGCACGCCGCGGACGCAACGCTGGGCCGCCTTGATCGAGCGTTCCGCAGCGCGGCAGCCGTCGCCCATGTCCGCATGGTCATCGGCCAGGCCTCCGAGATGCTCGGCGGCCGCGCGAACCTGCTTCATGGCCCGCTCGTTTCCATCCTCGCTGGGGGAGGCGTGGTCTTCCTTGAGGGCAGCTTCAGCCGAGCGACACGCAGCTCGGGCCTTTTCAAGCCGGTCGCCAGCCTGGTCATGGGCGTCGGCCACGCTTCGGTTGTGCTTGAGGGCTCGGGCGTGGTGCTCATCAGCCTGCTCCAGCTTCTCGGCGTTCGATTTCGAGATCGCCTTTCCGGCGCGCAGCTGCACGAGCGCCAGGCGGAAGGCCTGCGCCTTGGCGGAGCGGGCGTCGCGGACGAAGGACCGCTCCTCGTCCTCGAGCGCCTCCATCTCGGCCTCGTCAGCATCGTGCCCCTCGAGCACTTCCGCGACTTCTTCCTGGGTCATCGCGACCAGGGCCGCGCCGACACCATGGAGCACGTCGAGAAGCATTGCCGGGACGTCGGACTCGTCGCCTTCCAGCGCCGCCTCAGCCTTCGCCGTGTGCACCTGGTAATTCAGCCCAGCCATCAGGTAGCAGAGGCTTGCCACCTCATAGAGGCCGCGCTGACGGCGCGGGACGCCGAACATGCGGCGGTGCGCGAGACGGATGGCGCGCTCGCCATCGCCCTCCTCGTCGTCGTCGCCGATCTTCGCTTTCTTTTTGTAAGCGTCGAGCACGGCCTGACCTTTCTCAAGCACGTCGTCCGGGATGTCCTTGGCCTTTGGCAGATCGGCCGCTGCCGCGCGGATCGCGCCCTTCGGCACCACCAGCTTGCCATCCTTCACCGTCGCGATCGGGAACTTGTAGGCGCCGCGCTCTTTGGCGTTCTCGGCATCGTAGAACAGGAAGCCTCGCCGCGCTTCGGCTGGATCGAACTCGTCGCCGCCGGCATGGTCGAAGATCGCCTTCTCGGCCTCGCCACCGTCCCACCCGTCGGAGTCATCGATGGCCAGGTTGCGGGGCGCGCCGACCTTCCAATCATGCTTGTCCGCCACGGCTCTCTCCCTTCTGGACCGCGCCGTCACGCCGCTCACCGCGTCGCTGGGCACAGACACGAAGCTGAATTCGACCAGAATGGCCTTGGTGATGCGCTGGCCGCCGCGCGGGTTGCGCGGATCTAGCGGCTCGCTCTCCAGCGGAATGATCCCAGCCGATACGCCGGTGATGAACCCGGTCTTGACCAGGCCGCGCGTCTCGTCGGCTTTGGCCGAGATGCCGACCGGCGCGAAGGTGACGCGGGCAGTAATCTTTTGCGAGGTGACCTTGAGGTCGTCCGCCCGCGCAACCGGCTGCGTCATGTCGTGATCGCGCAGAACGACGGGATGCGCCTGGTAGCGGGAGAGGTCGATCCCCTCCATCACCCAGACGTCGTCATCCAGAGCGAGCTCCGAGGTGCAGACCGTCACCTCACATTCATCGGCGCCGACCTCGGCGGCGCCGATTGCCGCGAAGCGCCGCAGCACGCTGCCGTCGCGAACGGCGTTCGCCATGCCCTAGTCTCCCCCGGCCGCGCCCGCGGCCGGTTGGTTGTCAACGTCGATGCCGCCGCTCGCCTGGCCCGCGCCGGGGTTCTCGCCGCCCATGTCCGAGCCGGGGTTCTCGTTTGCCGGCACCAGCGGCTCGTCGAGCCCCTCGAGTGGCTCCGCGTTCTCCAGCACCCGGACCTCGTTGCGGGTCTGCCAACCCGTGAGCACCGCGATGCGATAGGCGTTGTAGCGAGCGGTCAGGTCTGCCTTGAGCAGCGCGCTCTCGTCGAAGTCGACCTCGAGATCATCGGCCTTCAGGCCGAAGGTGAAGTCGAGGCGCTTCTCCCATACGTCGGTGTGGCTGCCGAGGGTGTTGTTCCGATACTCTTGCGACTGCTGCACGATGTTGCTGAACGTCCCCTTGGTGAGGTCGCCGACCATGTGCGGGGGGACGCGAAAAATCCGGCAGATCTCGATGACCTGAAACTGCCGCATCTGCAGGAACTGCAGGTCGACGGAACTGATGGTCAGCTGCTGCCACTTCAGGCCTTCTTCGAGGATCGCGGTGCGACCCGCATTCGAAAGTCCACCCTGTAGGCGTTCCCAGTCTCCGCGCACCCGGAGCGCGGCCTCAGGCGTGAGTTTCTTGTCCGTCTGCAGCACGCCTGACGGCCTGGCTCCATTGCCCATTAAGCGCGCGTACTGCTGTTCTTGCCCCAAGCTGAGGCCGATCGCTTCGCGAGCGAGCGCGATCGGCGAAATCCCCACCAGGCCGTCCGCAGACAGGTCCTTGAGGTGGAACATGTCTTCGTAGGGGATCAGCAGAGGCTCGTTGCGGAGCACCCAGAGTTCGTGCAGCCCCGAACGCGTGACCCACCAAAACAGCTTGCCGTCCGGCCCCTGCCACAGCGAGACCCGATCCGGATTGATCGGGACCAGCGTGATCGGATCGCCGCGGCGATTGCGGAGGATCACCGCATAGGCGTTGCCGCGCAGCATGAACGCGACGACGAGCATCCGGCAGAACTCCGGCCAGGTCTGCCAGTCGTTCGGGCGGTGCAGCAGGGCAGCCAGCGGGTGATCCGTGACTTCGACCGCCTCGCGCGCGCCCTTCTTGTGGATCCCCTTGTCGAAGCGCCGGTAGAGTCGCGGCGTCATCTTCGACACGTCTTCGGACAAAACCCGGACGCACGCCATGACCGCCGTTGCGGACAGCGCGGTCTGCTGGTTGATCTGAATGCCGGTCGCCGACGGCGTCGACCACCAGCCTCCGTTCCAACCCACCTCGTCGCTCGAGCCATCAGCGCTGCTGCGCGTGAGCGCCTGGACGCCGCGCCCGAGCGCCCCAAACAGGCCCCGCGCCATCAGCGCCTCCCGGCGGTCAGCAGCGCGCAGAGCGCGACCAGCTCGAGGCCGCCAACGATGAACCCGGCCGGGCGCGCCAGCAGATAGGCGCCGTAGGCCACAGCGCCGAGTCCGACGAGCCCGAACCCGTCGCTCAGCGCAATTGGCAGCCAGGACAGGAAGGCGACACCGGCGCGGCGGATCGCGTCACGCATCGGCTGCTCCTCGTCTCAGGCCAGCACGATGAGCCCGTGCTCCTCGTAAACCGACCGCGCCGACTCGGGATTCGTGGCCATCACGGTCACCGCATCGAAGAGCGCCATGGCGGGGTCGATCTTGGCGTCGCCGGCGTTCTGCTTGGTGGCGCGGATGGCGGTCGCGGTCGCCTCGATCTTCAGGTTGGCGACGCACCAGTCCATCAGCGCCTGGTCGGCATGCAGCAGCGTGCCGTTGGCTAGCTTCCGCTCCGCCGTCTTGATCGCGCTCATCATCGCGATTCCCTGCGGCACGCCGACGAGATAATCCCGGCCGCGCTCGCGGTTCGCGACTGTGACGCCGACCTGGTCGAGGGCATCGACGAGATCGCCGAGGGGGCCGAAGCTATCGGCGGCGACGCAGCAGAGCAGACCGGCGTCACGGATCTGCACGATGAGGGCGACGATCTCGGCGATGTCGATCGGCCAACCGCTGTCGTCGGCCTCGCCGTCGTGAAAGGTGAGCTCGCCGGCGGCCTCGAGGTCGCGCAGCTTCGATTCGATGGTCTTGCGGCGCTCGAGGACGACCCGGTGCGCCCAGGCGTGGCTCCAGGAGAGCCAGCGTTTGATGCGCTTCACCCCGGAAACGGCCGAGCCGGGCTGGGCTTCTTCCGGCGCCGCAGCCGCGTCGAGCTCGATCTCATGCGGCTCGCGGCCCAGCACGGTCATGCCGTAGAGGTCGTCCATGCCGCCGCCGTCGAGGCCAACGACGATGACTTCGGAGCGCTCGATCAGCTGGTCGAGGGTGAGCGGGATGGCCCGCCGCTTCCAGAACTCGGCGCCGGCCCAGTTGTCGGACCGGGCGGCCATGCCGGGCTCGACGTTGAGGTGCTTGGCGTAGAAGCCGACCAGCGACTTCTGGCCCTCGCGCCGCGCCTTCTCCCATTCATCGACTAGGAACAGCTCGTCGACGCTGCGGCCGAGGTTCGGGTTGGTGATGTAGAAGTTCTCCGGCCTCTGGTACGCGCCGGATTTGATCATGTCCTCAGGGAACTCGTAGAGCACGCCGAGGGAGCGGGGGGCCTCGAGCTTGCCGTCGCGGATGTCGCGGAAGCGCCGCAGCCAATCGAGGAACACACCGGCCGGCGGCTCGTCGCTCTGGGTCGAGAGCGCGATGACGAAGCCCTCGGGACGCGACGCCAGGCCGCCGGTCGCTTCGCGCAGCATGTTGCGGGCGTTGGCGCGCTTGCCGAACAGCCAGAGCTCGTCGATCAGCACGAACGCGCCCTTGGCGCCGCCGACCGTCTCCGAATCCGCCGCGACGACCCGCAGGATCGCCTCGGTGATGCGATGCTTGATGGTCCGGATGTGCTCCTGGACGTGCAGCAGGGCGCGCAGCTCGGGATCCTCGGCGACCATGTCCTTGGCCGGGCCGAACGAGTTCTCCGCTATCTCCTTGGTGGGCGCGAGGATCAGCAGCACGGCCGAGTGCCGCCAGTTGCGGATCAGCGCCGTGACCATGATGCCGGCGGCGATCGTCGACTTGGAGTTCTTCTTGCTGATCAGCAGGAAGAACTCGACGATCAGCCGGCGCGCGTTCGCGGCGTCGTAGGCCCCGAAGATCGCCGCAACGAATTCGAACACCCAGGGCTCGCAGGCCTCGCCGAAGGTCGGCTTGCCAGGCGCGTCGACAATGCGCAGCGACTTGAAGACGTTGAGCGCCGCCTCGGCCTCGTCGGCGAAGATCGGCGCGGGGATCAGCGAGCGCCCCGCGACGATGCGCTCGCGCCAGTCGAGGCAGGCGGTCGAATAGGGCGCGGGCATCTTACGGGTTGCTGACGACCAGGCGCGGCGCGGGCGGCGGCGCGAACTTGCCGCCGCCTTCGGCGACGGCGCGCGCAGCGTCCTCGCGCTCCTCTTTCTTTCCGAGCTTCGGCGCTCTGACGGGTCGCTCGCCGCCGGCGCGGGCGTCGAGCTCGGCCGCGGCCTTGCGCGCCTCGCCCCGCTCGAGCTCGGCCTTGACGAAGTTGGCGGCAGCGGCGTTGCCGCTCAGCGCCTTTTTCCACATCGCCTCGAGCAGCGCCTGGCGGGCGAGCTCGGGGGCCTTGTTCAGCTCTCGGGAATAATACTTGCGGAGCGTCTTGACGTCGGTGTGCAGCCGCGCCGCGATCTCTTGCTGGGTCGAGCCGCCGGCGCGCAGAACCGCAATCGTTTCAGCGACTTGCGCGTTGCGAATGTGAGCCTTGCGCCCACGCGGGTCCGGCGGGTCGGTCCAAGGATCGCCCAGCAGATCGACCCTGACCTCAGAATCTTGATCCATCGGGAAAAAATCTGCGCGTGCCTGTCAACGCGGTTAGCCGGGGCGGGCGGGGCGGGA